CCCGCTTTTTCCGGGATCGATGCCGATTATGTATGACATTATTCTGCACCTTCCGGCTCTGGTGGGTTTTCCGGCAAATCAGTCCAAAACAACGGATCAAGTGTCCAGTGCGGGCTATACCAGAACCCACCTCCGTCAAATGTGTCGTCGTCTTCCCACCAAGAAACTTCACGGGTGTAATACGGCCCACAATTTTCCCACATGAGAAGCAGTATTGGCCTGTCCTTTGGCGCGGTGTCCATTGTTTTCCAGATGCCATATTCGCGCTGCGTGGGTTCACCCTTTGTCTGGTGCGTTGTGGCAATTTCCCCGCCGCAGGCCAGATAGCCACAGCCGTCGATCCAGTTGTCCGCGTGCGCCGGGTTCGACTTGGCGCGGGCCAGCTTCAAGAGCGTCATCATCACGGCTACGTCGTGCGATTTGATGTTCCGCCCGAGATGGGCCGACCAGTAAGCCGCGATCAGGCCGAAGTTGGCCTCGGCATCGCCGTGCGTGGCGTCCCGATCCTTGGTGACGTATTCCTTGGCCGTGTCCAAGATCTCGGCCCGGTTCATTTCCACGACCCCTTGTCACGCAGGCTGTCGATCCCGGTGATCTCGGCAAGCCGATTGCGGTAGATGGCCCCCGGCGTGATATTGTTTTGCATCCAGCGTGACATGCTGGATTTTGCGACGGGGACTTGGTCGGCGATCCAGCCCAGCTTACGCCCGCCGTCCGCCGCCCACTGTCTGATAAGGTCTTGAGCCTTCACGGCGTCCTCCTGTGGTTTGGTTCGACCTGTGTATTTGTGAAATATTTTTGCGTCAAGTGCATTTTTCTGCTTGCATGCGGTGCGGTAAGCTGTATGGTGGGGATACGAACTAGCAAACAAGGATGACCAAGATGACCACCGAATACACACTCACCAAGCGCCGCTTCAAATATCGCGACGTTTACATGGTGCGCGCTGCTGATGGCGCTCGCGGCGAGATTGAGGATATGGGCAACGGTTTCCGGCTCGTGTTTGGCGGCCTTGTCGGCAGCAAACGCTACTCGCAGGACGAAGCCGCCAACGAGGCTCTGCGCTGCCACCGCGAAGCGGCCCGCTGCATCCGCGTGTCTGCATGACCATCGAACAAGAACTCAACAGGCTGGGCGTCATCGCCCGGCCAGCCCCACCCCCGCAGCCAGCGGCCTACGCGCCGCCCCAGTGGAAACCAACTTACCCCGGCGAAGAGCCGCCGTTTTGACAGGAGAGAAACAATGCGTATTCGAGACATCTTGGCTGAGGCCATCGCCACCATCGCCCTGTTTGCTGTGGGCTACGGCCTGCTGCTTATCGCTCACGGCGCGGGGTGGTGAGATGGCTGTCAGACTTGGAGCAATCGACACCCACATCGTGCTGACCGCGCTGTGGGATTACCGCGAGACGTTTACCAGCGACGGCAGGGAGACGGCGCACAGCCCTCAAGTCCAAGAAAAGATCAGGCGCGTGGACCGCCTCATTGAGAGTTACAAGAAATCGTTCTTCGCGCTGGATCGGCTGGGCATCCAATGACCGCTTATTACAACGAATTCGACCCCAAGGCCGCCGCATGGCTGCGGGAACTTATCAAGCAGGGCCACATAGCAGATGGAGTTGTGGATGACCGATCAATTGTCGATGTTCGACCTGATGAACTGCGAGAGTTCACCCAGTGCCACTTCTTCGCAGGCATCGGGGTCTGGTCCTACGCCCTGCGATCCGCAGGCTGGGCCGACGACCGTCCTGTTTGGACAGGAAGCTGCCCGTGCCAGCCTTTCAGCGCGGCAGGTTCAAGAGGCGGGTTTGATGACCAGCGGCACCTCTGGCCTCACTGGCACCATCTCATCAGCCAGTGCCGCCCTTCAGTCGTCTTTGGCGAGCAGGTTGCAAGCAAGGACGGCCTCGGCTGGCTCGACCTTGTACACGCTGACATGGAAGCAACGGGCTACGCCATCGGGGCGGCAGATCTGTGCGCTGCGGGCGTCGGCGCGCCGCATATCAGACAGCGCCTCTGGTTTGTTGGGGTGGCCGACGCCGAAGGTAGCAGATGGACGGGGAAATCCATACGACAAAGCGGAGGGGGATCGGAGAGAGGAACTTCGGGCCACTGTGAGCCTGACGGGCTGGCCGACGCCAGTGGTGAACGACACGACGGGCAGCAAGTATGCCTACAGTCAGGGGAACCACGACAAGAAGGTGCTGAAGCTGCCGGGAGCGGCGGACATCACGGGCTGGCCGACGCCGACAGCTCTGGAGCGCAACGCTGGCCCGGAAACAATGCGGAAGCGGCGGGATTTCAGACTGGAGAATGCGAACCAGAAAACCGTGCCGATGTATCTCAACGAGGCAGCGCAGATCACTGTGGACGCCGAGATGTGCGAGGCTATGGGCTACCCGACAACGCAGCGCGGCCCAGCCCGACTAACGGCTTCTGGCGAGAGGCTGACTGGCTCTTCTGCCGGGATGGAAAGTGGCGGCCAGTTGAACCCGGCACATTCCCGCTGGCTCATGGGTCTCCCGCCAGAGTGGGACGACTGCGCGGCTATGGCAATGCAATCGCTGCCCCGGTCGCGCAAACCTTCATTGAAAGTGTGATGGAGATACTGGAATGAGCAAGCAAGACCTACTCGCCTACATCGAACTGCGGCAGAGCCAGATCGAAGACTTGGAAAACAGATACGGGACGGGTGTTCGCCCCGCATGGGTGGGGGAGGAGATCGGCATCCTTCTTCACTATAAGCGCGACGCGGAAGCCGAATTGAAAAAACTGGAGAACAACAATGCAACCGACTGAACTGATTGTAACCAACCGCCTCGCCACTGGCACGACCTTCGCCGTGCTTGCAACCGACATGACGCAGAACGTGTTCATCCCGTCCAAGCTGGCGCTGGATGCCAGCCTGCGCCCCGGCCAGAAGATCATGGCTCAGATCGTGCCGAACATGAGCCAGCCTGACAAGACGCCTTGGCTGGCGATATCGCTGGAGGATGCGGGGCCGTTGCCGCAGTCAACGCTGGCCGACCGCATCCGCGAGGAACTAGAGCATGGCGCTGCGACGGCTTACGAACTGGCCGACGCCTTGAATGCAGATGTAAGGAGCGTAGAGGCAGAGTTGCGTACGATGCAACTTCCGCACACGGATCTGTGGGCTTTGGACGCTATGGACTTGCAGGTGACAGCATGAGCCCCAACATGACCGATGAACATCTTGACGCGGTGATGAGCGCGCTGCCGGATGATTTAGATGAAGGCGAACTGTGCGCCCTCGCGCTGACGATTTACTCAGCCTTTGTCGATGACACATCACAAATCATCAGGCAGCTAATCACCGCGATCTATTGCGTCGGCGAGACGAATGGCATGAGCCGCGAGGACATTTCGCGGGGGCTGCGGAGAACGGCTGACATGTGGGACGCACGCCCATCCGGGCAAACAAAACACTAGGGAGAGAGAGATGTTCTGGAGAAAAAAAGAGGCGGTCATGCCGCACCGTGACATCCACGCAGAGGCCGCACTGAACGTCAGCAACGCAGCCTCCGTGCTGCCGCCCAAGCGGTTCATGGACCTCGTCTACTGGGCTATCATGGCAAACCGTCAGATCAGTGTCGAGGACATGGACGCGCTGGCCAATCGGCTGTCGCGGGCAGCGTGGGAGAGGGGTCGGAAATGAGCAAACAGGTCAAAATAAAAAGCCTTGTCTGGCGTGATGTAACGATCCCAGAAGGCGCAACTGGTGGCCTATGGATGGTCGCATACAGCATCGTCGGCACATACGAACTGCACCGCTTCGACAACAAGGTTGGCGTGTATCTTGGGATGCCGGGAGGCATTGCGTTGGACCAATACGTTGACGTTCTGTCAGCCACAGATGCCGCTCAGGCGAACTTTGAGAAGAAGGTCAGGAGTGTTTTGATATGACTGACGAAGAACTGGTGAAGCGGCTGCGTGATCCAGACGAGATGACTTGTGCAGACGGAATGAAAGCCGCCGACCGCATCGAAGCCCTGACCGCCAAGCTGGCACAGGCAACGTGGCTGCTCACAGAAGCCGCCGTACAGTTGGAGGAAGGCAAGATCAAAACGCGCAGAAACAGGGCCGCGATAATCTGGAACTTGCTTGATGAGATGAAGGCCGACGATGCCTCGTGACCCATCCAACAGCCCCGGAGCGAGAGCCTTGAGGCTGGCGGGCTACGTCAAGCTGCCAGCGTGGTGGGTGACGGAAGAACAACTGCAACTGATCGAATACATGGCCAAGCAGAACTTGGCAGAGATCAACAGAATAAAGGATGAGGCCTATGTGGGGCAGAAAACGTATAACCCGTGACATGATTTTGGCGGCCAAGGAGAAGGGCTGGAACGCGACCCAGACGGC